ATGACGAGAGTATATAATTATAGCTTTGCCCATAAAGCAAAGTTAGCTTCAAGAAAAGCAGTAAGAGATAAAGAAAAAGAAATTAAGAGACTAAGAAAGAACTTAGAAAATAAAACAACAAGACTTAAAGTTAAGAAAGAAGCTTTAACGATTGTACAAAAAGGAGAACAAACCAATGAAACAAAAAGTAAAAAAGGTTTGGTTATGGAGGAAGGGCAATATAATAGTTTACCTAAATCTGTTAAAGAACTCCTTGAAAAAGAAAAGGAAAGAATAGTATTTAAACCTAATGATGGTCCTCAAACAAACTTCTTAGCTGCACCAGAGCAGGATGTTTTATACGGAGGAGCTGCAGGTGGTGGCAAATCATATGCCATGCTTGTTGACCCATTAAGGTTTATGAATATTAAAGAACATAGAGCTTTGTTGCTACGAAAGTCTATGCCTGAATTAAGAGAACTAATTGATAAATCTAGAGAACTTTATCCTAAAGCCTTCCCAGGTACAAGGTTTAGAGAAGTCGAAAAGATTTGGAAATTTCCTTCAGGAGCAACATTAGAGTTTGGTTATTTAGATAGAGATGCTGATGTGTATAGATACCAAGGTCAATCATATACCTGGATAGGTATTGATGAACTAACACAGTATCCAACTGAATTCCCACTCCAATATTTGCAATCACGATTGAGAACAACTAATACATTAATAAAATGCTACATTCGGTGTACTGCAAATCCTGGAGGTGTAGGAGGAAACTGGGTTAAGAAAAGGTATCTAGACCCAGCACCTCCTAACGAAAGCTTTACTGGTACTGATGAATTAACAAGAAAATTTATTCCAGCAAGATTAACAGATAATCCATATTTAGCACTAGATGGTAAGTATGAAAAGATGTTACAATCTTTACCCCCTGTTCAAAAAAGACAGCTATTAGATGGTAATTGGGATGTTTCTGAAGGTGCAGCTTTTGTAGAATTTGAATACGAAAAACATTGTGTTGCTCCTTATGAATTACCTAAACATTGGGAAAGAGTAAAAGGAATTGACTATGGTTATGCAGCAGAATCTGCAGTTATATGGGCAGCATTGGACCCATCAGATGAAACACTAATTATTTATAGAGAATTATATAGAAAAGGTTTAACAGGAGAAGACCTATCTAAACTTATTTTTTTATATGAAAAGGAAGATAAGCTTTCTCCACAAGGAGTTTTAGATAGTGCAGCTTGGGCAAGAACTGGAACAACAGGTCCGACTGTTGGTGAAGTCTTAACAAGAGATGGACATAAGTTAAGAAGAGCTGATAAGAATAGAATACAAGGTAAAATACAAATACATGAAAGATTAAAATTTAATGAAAAGGGAAGACCTAGAATGATAATATTTAAAAGCTGTCCTAATTTAATTAGAGAGTTACAAGCTATACCTATAGACCCTAATAGACCTGAAGATGTAGATACAAAAGCTTCTGACCATGCTTATGATGCATTAAGATATTTAATTATGTCTAGACCTAGAAGTCCTACTCCTTATGAAAGAATGAGTCAGGTAAAGAAATGGGTTCCTGCCGATAGAGTGTTTGGTTACTAATGTTTAAAATTTTAATACTAGCTTATTTAATGGGAACCAATCCAGTTGAAACACAACAAACATTTCAAATGGAATTAACTTTTAATAATATGTCAGAATGTAAAGCAAATTTATTAAGCCAAAATGATAATAAGACTTATAAAGTTATGAGAGAGTTTGTAGTTGATGGGCAATTTAAATGGGATTGGTTGGCAGCAGGATGTAAGAATGATAAGACAGGAGAAGAATTTATTATTAAACCTTTTTATCCTTTAGGTAAACCTAAAGAGTTAGAAGGTATTGAATTAGATATAAGAGAATTAGAAGTATAAGGTGAAAGAAAAATGGAGTAGTTGGATAGTACCAAAAGAATATTGTAGTCGTTATATTTTTTTATTATTATCTGTTTTATTTATTCTTCCTTTAATAACTGGATTAAGATATACAATTTATGGATATATGTTAAATATCTTCTGGGCTGATTTAATATTTTTTATGTGGTATAAACGGAGAAAAATAAAAGAAATAGAATTAGCTCAAAAAAAAAGAAGAGATAAATATTTGAATGGTGATAAATAGATGACTACAACAATTTTACTTCTTATAGTTATTTTTGCTATTGTACTTTCAGTATTTGCAATCTATTTTTATGATAAAAAATTAATGAAAGAAATTGCAGAATATGAAGAAAGAATGAAAAACAAAGGTTATTTTAAAAGACATTTTATAAAGGATAAAAAATAAATGCCTAGCTATACATTTATAAATAAATCAACTAATAAGAAATATAATAAAGTAAAGTTATGTCATATGAAGAGCTTATTGAATATATTAAAGACTCTAATATTGAACAAGAATATAAAATAAATATGTTTAAATGTTCTGATAATAGTGGTGAGAAAGACCAAATTATAGATTGGTGTAGAGATAAGGAAATTAGAGGAAATGGTAAGTTTGAAACTTATGGTAAAGTAAAAACAGAACAACATAATCATAATTATAAAGTTATGAAGGATAAGAAGCATTTTAGTTAATGATAAAAAGAAGAATTAAGATTAATAGAAAAGCTGAACGAGAAATTGATAGATACCCATTAGTAGAAATTCATTGGTATGATGTTTGTTCAGACCCATCATGGCAAACTATTGAAGCTTGTAAGAAAGCAAAGCTTCCTCCTTGTGTTACTAAAGGTCATTTATTATCTCAAAGTAAAGGTTTAACAAGAGTTTTTGGTGATTATTCTTTATCAGATAAAGATGCAGGAACGATAGATGAAATTGGAAATACGACTTTGATACCTACAAGTATCATTTTAGAAATTAAAGAAATAGTTGACAAACAGCGTTAAAAAGTGTATTATTATAAATATATATTAATATTGGAAGGTTAGAATTATATGGCTTTATTACCACCTGCTGATAGAGAGAATCGTCTTATGCAAAATGAAGAAGTTGTCGAAGATGAATATAGTGCTCTTGTTGGCTTAATTAATAAAAAATTTCAATCTTGTAAAGATGCTAGAGATGATGATGAACATAGATGGTTACAAGCTTATCATAACTATCGTGGAAAATATTATAAAGATATTCATTTCACCCAACATGAAAAATCTAGAGTTTTTGTTAAAATTACTAAAACTAAAGTATTAGCAGCTTATGGACAAATTATAGATGTTCTATTTGGATTGGGTAAATTTCCATTATCTATTCAAGAAACAAAAATACCAGAAGGTATTGCTAAGTACGCACATATGAATCCTCTTAAAGAACAAACAGGGGATGTTAATTTACAACCTACTCCAAGTGTTGAAGGTAATTTAGAATATACTCCTGGTCAACCTATGAGTCCTTCTTCTAATTTAGGATTTCCTGGTGATGGTAAACCTTTATCAAAAGGTGCTACCTTTGATTCTTTAAGTGAAAGTTTCTTAGGTGAGTTAGAACCCGAATTAGAAAAAGCTGAATTATCAGAAGGACCTGGACATCTTCCAGAATTCCCTCAAATTAAACCTGCACAAATTGCTGCACGAAGATTAGAAAAACTTATTCACGACCAATTAGATGAATCAAATGGTAATGTTACTTTACGTAATGCTATCTTTGAATCCTGTTTATTAGGAACAGGAATTATAAAAGGTCCATTTACTTATAATAAAACTTTACATAGATATACTGGAACAGGAAATGGTAATGCTAGAGACTATACTCCTGATTTTGTTAAAGTTCCAAGAGTAGAATTTGTTAGTATTTGGGATTTCTACCCAGACCCTAATGCTAGAAATATGGATGAATGTGAATTTGTTATTCAAAGACACAGAGTTAACCGACATCAATTTTTAGATTTAATTAATAGACCTTATTTTAGTAAAGAAAAAATTGAAGAATGTTTAGAGATGGGTCCTGCTTATACTAAATTAAGTTGGGAAACAAATATAGAATTAG